TTTCTTCCTTATTTTCTTACTTTATGCCTCTAGTTTCCATTAATTTGTCCAGTTTATCATCAATTCTGTCAAATCTATTATTCATTTCTTGTTTAACATCTTTCTGCTGTTCTTGTAGTTGCTGTATTTGGTCATCATGTCTTTGAAAGTGGGAATTTATAGTAGAATACCATACAATAATACTTCCAATTATCAGTAAAGTTGTAAGTATTGAGGGAAGATTAATGGTTTTGTCAATCTTCCAAGGTTCTTTGCCAGTCATTTTTATTAATTCCTTTATCTTTATCTTTATCTTATTTTAACTATACCTTGAGAGATAGGAGAGAAGTTGTCTTAAAGCAAATAACTCCTCTTCCAATTCTCTAATTCTTTTTAGACACTCCTCTATATTCTCAGGTTCTTTGTTGTTGTTATTTTTACAGCTTTTTGACATCAGAAACTACTTTTTCTACAGCATCTTCCTTAGCAGTTAGAGAAGCACCATTTTTAGAACCTACTAGAAAACCAACTACAAAACCTACCACTACTGAAATAATAGCAATAAACATAAACTTCTCCTTATATATTTATATTATAACTACTATAAACTAGACAAAGATAGTGAAGATAGAGAAGAAGGGCCAGATGATAGAGACCCTTTTCCACCACTTCCCATTGTAGATAAAGAAGAAGAGGAATTAGAAGGCCCTGTCATTCCCTCATTTCCTGATAATTCCGGAGAAACTATAGAAGAATGAATGGCGGAACGAATAGGATGTGGTTTATTTCTTTCGTGAATTGGAGATATATTTAGATTATTTGGAGCATGAAAGTTTAATTTTGCCGCATTATTCTGATTGGTTTGGTTATCCACTTGAGCATATTTAGCAGCAAGATTATTAGAAAAAGGAGTAGTTGTAGATTGTTGTTGAAATTGAGATATATTAGCATTCTTAAAAGCTAATTGATGAGGTATTGGAGCACTTAACCATGGCTTATTATTCATTTGTTATTCCTTTATTCCCTTAGTTCCATCAGCTGCTTCATAGGGGGCTCCAGTAGGTAGAGCCTTATATTCTTCTTCTGACCTAATCTTATTTCTTCGTGCTAAATTATCTAACATTATTCCTTCCCAACCTCTATCTTGAGAACCTAATATAGCATTATATTTAGTAGGTAGAGGATAAGCAGAATAAGTGGGTTTTAAAGGACCTAATGGAGTTACTTGTCCCGGATTAGTAGTTGCTGGCATCGGGGTAGCTGGTCTTGGAGCCATTCCTAAAGTAGATAAGGAAGGTCTTTCAGCCATGCTCAAAGCAGCAGGACCATTACCTCCAGATATAGTTCCTCTAATTTGATTAGTTGGCATTGGTTGTGCTGGATATATGCCTTGGTTTGTAGGAGTTGGAACAGGTCCATACTTGGGAGTATTTAATTGTCCACCAGAAGGAGTTGACATACCTAAGGAAGCTTGTCCAGGAATAGGAGATGGCTGTGTAGGTATTGCTGGTCTGTCAGATAAAGTAGGAAATCCAGCTGTTAATTGTCTTAAAGGAGCATCTTGAGCTATTCCTTCTATATTAGGATGTAAAAAGTTATGTCCTCTATACATATTACTTGCTATGTCTGCTCCCTGATTTATAAAACTATTTGCTCCAAGAAGAGAACCCGCAGCAGCACCATAAGGGCCAAAAGCACTGCCCACCCCCGCTCCAACAGCAGTTTTAGCAGCTCCCTTTCCTAAAGAACTTAATATATCTGGAATACCAACTCCAGGAGTATGTAAGAGAGTAGCATTTGGAGAAGTTCGAGCAAAGTTTACTATATTTTTAATAGGATTTGTTCCATTTCCAGCCTCATCTACCCCACCAAAAAGAGTCCCTAATTGAGAGTCACGCTGATTTAAATAATTTGTAGTAGCCTGTACATTATAAGTTCCGTCCTGTTGTGCTCCAGATTTTATAGCCCTATCTAAAAATTCAGAACGTAAGGCTTCTTGTCCTCTACTATCTAAGAGTGGAAATATACGATCTAACTGGTCTGCCTTATTCGCACCATATAATTTATTAGTTGTAGTGTCATTATCAACACCTTTCAGTATCTGAGTTATTCCTTCTTTAGCATTACGATAAGCTGGTATATTCTCTCTAAAATAATTAGCAGCATCTTGAGGAGCAGTTGAATTAGGAATAACAACAGAAGCATAATCATCAGCTGCTTTTCCAACAGCATCAGCAAGTATGGAATAGGCTCTAATTTTTGGCATTAAATCGGGATTATTATTACGATACAATGACCTAATATCACTCTCTATTTGACTTTGAACAGCCTTTGTATCCTGATAAGACAGGTCATTATTTAATAATTTAGTTTGCCAAGTGTGAACAGTTCTTCCAATAGCCTCATCATTTTTAATGTAGGGATCCTGTAATAAATCAGGTATAGTTCCTACAGCCTCCCCTTCAGAATCATAAGCTACCACTTTACTTAAATCAGGTCCTTTAGGTAATGTGGGGTCGGCTACTTGAGCAAGATTAATTTCATCAGAAACTCTTTGATAATTCTGTCTACTTATAGCTGTTTTATCTGCTAAAGTTCCAGTTAAACTAACAGCTATATTATCAGAATTGCTTTTAGATAGATTTGCCTTATTGATACTTTTTTGTAAGGATGAATTTGGGTCTATATTTACTGTAGCATCCGGTCCCTCAAAATCAAAAGGAGCAGAATTGGCAGCTATATTATGATTAGTAGCAGCAGTATCAAGGAAAGTATGTATAGCCTCTCCTTGTGCTTGATTATGGGCAGCAACACCACTTCCTACTTGATTTGATAAAGCAGTTCCTACAGCTCTATCCGATTTATTTATATTACCAGCATTAATTGGCAGTTCCTTACCAGTTATAGAATTATATTCATTTGTCGTAGCCACATTCAATCTTGCTTCATATTGTTGAGCTAATGGATTACCCCCCTCAGCCATTTCATGTAGGGCATTAGGAGAATATACAGCAGATGGTAGTTTATTATCATTCTGCCAAGCATTCATTACATCATTTGGAGTTTCTTTGGCTGCTTGAACAGGACCACTCTTACCTATTTGATCAGCAACAGTAGCAGCACCTTGACCACCCATTCCACCAGTAAGAGCAGTATGAACCCCTTTAATTAATCCGGCAGTTCCAAGACCAGTTAATGCTCCTCCTAAAGTTGACCCCACTGTTGAATTAGGTTCAGTAGCAGAATATAAAGCACCAAGACCAGCACCAAATCCTAATTGAGACACAGTAGAAGCACCTGGAGCAAATGGAGCAGTAAGATAAGTATATGGGTTAGAAATGACACTCATTCCCATAGCATCAATTGGATTTAAATTTGGATTATTACTAGCATTTTGTTTAATTTGAGTGGCATTAGCAGCTCTATTTTGAGTTCTATTATAAGTTTGGTCACCTATAATACCAAGGGCATGTAGTGGTTCAGATATAAGTCTAGCAGTTCCTTGTATTGCTCCCATAGTTGTAGCTTGTCCATAAGCCCTAGAAGCATCCACATCAGAAGTATCAACATCAGCTGGATTTAAAGTATCAAGTGCTCCAGGAGTATAACCAGCCCTAGAAGTAGATGAATTAGTTTTAGAGACTGGAGCATGTGAGGGCATCATAGTTAATGAAGGAGTATGGGAAGCCATCATAGGTATTTTATTAGGTAAATTACCAGCACCCACATCATTATATTGTGGATTATTTGTTTGTTTGGCAGTTGTTTGTATAGGTTGAGCCACATCAAAAGGATTTGAAGGATCTATCGGAGTAGCATTATCAAAAGGATTACTCATTATTGCCCCACTGAAGAAACTTTTCCACCAGATACAGTAAATCCATGATATTGTCCATCAGGTAATGCTTGTCCATTGCTTTTAATGGCTGCTTGACCTACTTTTATCATAGGTGCTTGAGGGGCTTGTGTAGGAGTTGTAGCTGTTGGTGTTGTTGTTGGCTTTCCTCCATTAATAACATTAAGGGCACTTTGAGCTTCAGGAGATAATGATAAATCTAATCCGTGACCTGGTGGAAAAGGTTTGTTTAGTTTATTTACTGTTTCTTCTCTCTTTCCACCAACCAAATTTGCCATTTCTCTGGCATTACTTAGTTTGGTGCTTAAAGGTAGTGCTGGATTTAACATCTGTTGGAAATAACCAATCCCCTTTTCACTACCACCATTGCTACGATATGCACTTTCCAATTCACTTGACAGCGTAACTTGATCTACTGAGGCTTTTCCAAGGGCATCTGAAGCATTATTTGAGGTCCATTCTCTTATTGGCTGATATAAGTTATTAAGTGGTTTACTACCTGCATCCGGAACTGAGGGGGCATTTTGAACAAAGTTGCCAAGATGTCGAAGAGCAGTATCAGCAGATGCCAAAGCTTTTCCATCAGGACCGTTGACACTATTCTGCCAAGCCTTCTGTCTAATTCCAAAAGTAGCTTGATTTAATGTTGAATCTTGTGTCATAGCTAGTTTTAAACCAGCAGATTTAGCCGGGTCCATTAGTTCTCTATTGGTTGGCCATGTAGCACGACCCTGAGTTATAGCATTAGCATAATTTTGAATAGCATCAGTTCTAGCAGGTAATGAGCCAGCTCCACCTACACCACCAGCAGCCTCTTGTTTAGCTTTTAATCCTTCTTGATAGGCTTTAAAAGCATCAGCATTATTTTTGGCAGTTATACTAGGTTGAACTCCTGCTTCTGCTGTATTTTTAGTAGCTTCTGCTGACTGATTTCCTGCTTGAGCTAAGTGTAATTTATTATTGGCAAAATCTTCTGCTGCTTTACTGGCATTTTTAGCAGTTTGATTATTCTGTAAGGCTTCATTTTGTTCTTTTGCCAACCAAGCCTGTCCATAAGCAGAAGATATATCAGGCGGCCAGGAAGTAGTATCAATTCCATTTCCTGCTGCTTGATTTTTTAAATTGTTATAAGTTAATACCTGCTGTGATGGGGTTAAATAAGAAAAAGCAGATAATTGGCCTAATACTTGAGCACTTTGAACTGCCTTTGCGTCATTTTTTGCTTTCTCATCAGCAGCATCTTGAGTTTGCCATGTATCTAATGCTTTTGTAGCAACGGAAGCGAGAGCATGATTACCTTTGGCATCAGTATAATTCATTAAATTATCATACAAGCCCTGTCTATCAAAAGAGTGTGAAACTGTAGCTCCTGTATTTGGGTCAGTAGTTGTCCAAGTATGTTTAGAGGTAAAGAAATCACCATCAGAATTAGCATTAGGGTCAACTATACCGCTTGTATCAGAAGTATTTACTGGTTTATTAGTTATAGGGTTAGTAGGAGTTGAAATAGGTGCCTTTGTTGGAGCTACTGGAGCAGTTGGGGAGGAACCACCAGGAGATGAACCACCACCAGAAGGACCTAAAGATAATCCAGAGAGGGCTGTAGGCGGAGCTACTGGAGCAGTTGGGGAGGAAGGACCAGGAGATGAACCACCACCAGAAGGACCTAAAGATAATCCAGAGAGGGCTGTAGGCGGAGCTACTGGAGCAGTTGGGGAGGAACCACCAGGAGATGAACCACCACCAGAAGGACCTAAAGATAATCCAGAGAGGGCTGTAGGCAGGTTCTGTGTTGTTTGAGTAGGTTGTTGTGGCTGTGTGGCAGGGGGAATAACTTGTTTATTATAACTTCTAGCAACCATATTGTCATAATCATTACTAGTTTGCTGTGCCATTTGTTTAGCTTGAGCCTCAGCAGCACCACTATCTATAGCCTGTTGATATAGTTGTTCCTTTAATAAAGCCTGCTTCTGTTGAATAGCCATACTTTGTTGAGACTGGGCCAAATTTTGAACCTGTTGCTGATATCCAACCATATTTGGCTGATCTCCCATCATCGGAATAGTAGAACCTGTATTGTATCCCATTCCCATTCCCATTCCACTTAGTCCCTGATTATAATATGCCATGTATACATTCCTTATTTATTATTATTGTTATTTACATCATTAAAGCAGCAAGAGCCATGTCCATTCCTGTTCCACCAGCAGCAGCTTCTCCAGTAAAGAGGGCAGTTCCGGCAACTCCAGCCATTCCAGCATCAGTTGCTCCAAGGCCAACACCAGCACCTATACCAGCATCAACAGTTCCAGCACCTAAACCACCAGTATATCCTCCAGCAACTCCACTAGCACTAGCACTACCTCCTAGTAATGAAGATAATCCACTGCTACCTGTCAATGAGGATAGGGCTCCCATTCCACCACTCAGAAGACTATTACTAGACCCCATAATACCAGATGCTTGAGCTGTTCCTTGATTAATGTCATACTGTCCTTGCATGGTTCCTTGATTAGCAGATAGATTGCCTAAACCAGATGTAGCATTTAAGCCCATTTGAGAAGTTCCCGCTAACTGATTATAATTTTGCTGCTGATTCGATGTGAAGTTATTATATGCCTGTTGATAAGCATTACTAGCATTATTTTGAGCATAACCCATAGCAGCCTTTTCACCACCACCTGATAAAGCACCACCACGTACTGATTGAGCATTACTTATAGCATTCAAACCTTGCTGCATATTAAATTGATAGGCTGGATTTTGCTGAAAGTCTGCCATAGTAAAGGAACGATTTAAAGAACCTTGACCAGCACCATTACCTTCTCCTGCCATTAAAGAACTGAGAGCTGTATTTCCTGCTGATATATATGGTTGATAATTAGCAGCACTCTGATTATATAGGGCAGCAGATTGAGAAGCAGCATTTTGATTAGCTTTAACTTCGGCCTGTGCTGCGTTACCTGATGAATTTGAACCAAGAATACCACCAGCTATATCACCAACCGCACCTGTAATTCCACTTAAAGCACTACCCATTTTTACCTCTATCTCTATATTAAATATATCTAATTATATTATAACTATCTTATATCTATTCTATATCTACCTGGCAAATATGAAGAAATCCTTGCCATATTCTATTCCATTTTTTAACCAGCCTTCTTTTTCATGTTTATAGAAGGAAAAATTACAAGCTTTAACTATTTTACGAGCCAAACTATTATTACTTGCCACAGAACACACCAATATATCAAAAGGAGTGTTATTTAGATACCATTTAATAACTCCTTGGCATATTTCTTCACATTTGCCATACACCTTAGGAATAAATGCTAGATGAAGATGTAGTTCCTTATTACTTTCTGAAGGATATCCTAAAACTAATCCTACAATCTCATCATTCAAATAACATGCCAAATAATAATTGTGTGGTAAATATGGAAGAGTAGTAGAGAGTGCCTGCCAAGTATCATCATATAACCACTTCTCATTGTTAGGTAAATGAAAGATGTAGTTAATAATTTCTTCATCATCTATTAATTTATAATATATATTTAACATATTAAGTGTTAAAATAGAATCCAGAAAGAGTTATAGAAGTAGAGGCAGACCAAGTAGGAGGATACCCATTAGAAGTTGATATAAACCCTGTTCCTAAACTAGTATATGAGGTAGAATTTACTGCATTTAATGTTGAAGTAGAAGCAGGAGTAGAGGGAAGAGTAAAATAAGTGGTTCCAGCAACAGAAGCAGTTGAAGTAGTAGAAGTTACAAGTAGGGTCCAATAAGTCACATTACCTAATTTTTTATATTTACCAGTATATGTTGGAGTTCCTATCACAGTCAAGCCAGTGAAAGTGGGAATCCAAGTTCCATCAGTTTCAGTTATTAATCCAGCAATAGCAGTCTGAACAAAAGCAGTAGAAGCAATTTGAGTAGTATTAGTTCCAGAGAGGGCAGTTGGAGTAGCAGGAATACCAGTTAATGTAGGAGAGAGTAAAGGAGCCAATAATCCCTCTGCTGCTTCTGCTCTAGTTATTTCAGAGGATAAGTTAGAGGAAGTGGCATAATAAGAAGACAATTGGCCACCTAATTCATTTGAGTTTCCCACGGTTAAATTAATAGCTGTTCCAGTCAATCCAGTTCCACCTCCATTAAAAGTAACAGCAGTAACCGTTTGAGCATCTATTGTGGTCGGAGATAGATTATTAAGAGAAAAATTTACATTATAAGTGTTGTTTCCAGTATTAGCCGAAGTTACTACCAATCCATTATCACTTGTTGTTGTTATATCAGCAACATAATTAGAGTTTATATGATTTATTTTAGGAGCTACTTGTTGATGAAAAAAACTACTCCAAGCAGGTGTTAAAGAGCCTGTAGCATCTATAATTTTAGAATTTGTTGGAGGAGGATATACATTAAGAGAAGAAAGTGAAGTATTAGTCATTATTATACCCCTCGTTCAACTGGTTTAACCTGAATTTCTGCTCCTATTAAATGTATATCAATTGGATCCTCACAGGTAACTTTAAAAACCATATCTCTACACATACCTAACTTTCTCCATATCATTCTCTTATACCTGTCTCCCAACTTACCTATACTTACAGGTCTTTCAGAAGAAAATACATGACCACCATCTTTAGAGTAGGATAAAATTAATTGAGGGTCAGTTCCTATTGTAGTATATGTTGGCAGATACTCTTGATAAGTGTAAGAAGCTTGATATTCTGTTGGTAATAATTGAGGGGCATATACTGAATAAGTAGCAGTGATAATAGAAGCCACTTGTGTAATTAATCCAGTATTGACATTAGTAGTAGACCCCAAAGGAGCTATATTAAATACTACGGTTCCAGTTGAAGGAGTAATAGTTACATAAGAGGACAAAGTAGTTCCATTAGTTTCTATTAGGGGTTGAACAGATGATGTGGCTGTAATTTGTGCTCCCCATACAGATATAAAATAGGTAGTTGTTCCTGTATATGTTTGTAAAGTTAAAGCACTATTAGAATTTGATAAAGCCACATAAGCAGTATCATTAATAGAGGAGGAAGTATAAGATATTGAACATTGATATATACCAGTAGAAATTAAAGAAATAATAGCATTACAATTTTGAGAGGCTGTAACTACTCCATTAACAGTATCAAAAACAGCGGCCGCAGATGAAGAGTTAGCTATTAATTGTAAGTATCTACCACTTGTTCCAGTATTATTTGAATATATAGAAAAAGTAGCTGAATTCCCTGTTACTGAAACATAAGGAATATACATATAATGAGTGGAATTAGCGGAACTCTCATATAAATAGGTTCCATTAGTAGTATCATCAGGAACAGACCATACACCCGGAGTTGCTGTTACATTACTTAAAGACCAAGATATATTAAAATTATATGAACTGGCACATAAATTAGTTATCATACTTGGATATATGGGCTGTATATTGTTTCCTCTCCAGTCATTCAAATATACAGTAGGATTTAATATATCTCCCACTGTATTTGGAATTTGAAATATTGTATTAGTTCCATTTCCATTACCTAAAGTTATAGGAGTTGTTTGTATAAGAGTAGTGAAATTTATTATAATTTGATTATTGTTGATAGAGTAAGAATTAGACCACATAGTATTATAAGAAGAGACTGGAGATATAGACACAGAGGATATAGGGGCTTGTATACTCCCATCTAAAGCAACCAAAGTATAATTAGGTCCATTACCTTGTAATAATACATTATTAGCAGTTATTGTTGTTGGAGTTATAGATACTCCATTTTGAACAGATAATCCTGCACCATCTAACCCTATACCAGTTTCAGCATCTACTTGTATTTGGCTATATATTAATCTTTTAGATTGACCACTTTGATGGGGAGTTGTTCGTTCTCTTCTAATAACTTGGCCATTATGTGTAAAATTTGTATTATCTAAGGAATAAAGATTACCATTCTGATAATCACCACATAGATGCATATAAGCATTTGGAAAGGCTCCAGGAATATATACATTCATATGAAAATTAACTAAATCTCTGCTATAATTACCATCTGAAAAATAGGCTCTCTCATGCCAAATTTTATGAGCTACATCAAAACACCATGTACTAATTGCTGAAGGATTATTTAGACAATAATAAGTATGACCTTGTTCTTGATAAGTCCAGGCAATAGTTTGGGAAACATCTTGAAGATTTTGTAACCATAATTCTACAGCATGATTTGATATTCTGATAGGTCTATAATCAAGGGCCATCCCAACTTCTGCCCAACCTCTATCATCATTTGTCACCCAGCAGAGCATTCCAGCAGCTTGAGCAACTGTCCAAGGAGCAACAGTGCCAGTAGGAGCAGTGGCACCAGGAATTTGTTGGAAGGTATTAGTTGTTGTTCCTCCACCACTATTCTGCCAAACTGATAAATAACGTGTGCCTAATATCCAAATTACATCATGGTCTGAAATGATACGGGAAACATTATCTGAAACTAGATTTACTTCTATAGTGTCCAAATCATTTATATTAAGAGGGTCAGAAGCATAAAATCCTGTAATAGTTCCTGGTTGTGAGAAAATAAATAAACCATCTTGAAAAGTTACAAAAGAGGAACCATAATAACCGCTAGCAGGACCTATTTGAACAACCTCTGAAGTTCCTTCTTGAAATACTAATCCAGTTGTAGAACCATCAACTACTATAACCTGATTAATAAGTCCTGTATTTGATATACCCTGATAATAATTTGGAATACCATCACACATACTCACATATCCAGCAGAGGTAGTAAGATAAGCCAAAAGAGTATGAGACCAAATAATATTACCAGAAGAGACAGTTGGAGTTAATAAAAATAAGCCATTACCAGCTACACAATATATAAAATTATTAGCAGTTCTATATATACCACGAATAGGAGAACGTGGTAGAGTGTGTTGTAAAGTTAATCCTGGAGTAGGAGAAAGCATAATGGGTTCTGATTCCTTAGCATCTCCTAACTCACTCATATCAGGATACCAATTAATAGTTCTCTCACATGAATAATTAGGAGTTTCTAGGGTATATGAACCTTGTAAAAAATTATGTAGTTTCATCTATATTCTCTTCTCTATTTTTATCTTATTACAAATTACCCATTCCTGCCCAAATGCCTGGTGTACCACTAACAGTACAAACCCATCCCTTCTGCTGCCCCACTGCTGGACTAGAGTTAAAACAAACTGACCCAGCAGTGTACGTCTTTTTGCTCACTTCGCCACCCACCCAGTGTTGGTCCCGATCCCGCTTTCTTTGACATAGGTTGTGGTTCCGGTGCCGCCAGACAAATTGGTGTAACGGGAGCCTGGATTAGCCGTTATGGCACCTTGAGGGCTTCCGTTACCGACCAAATTATACCCCACAAAATAAGCCGGGGAATGGCTAATGGTTAGGGATCCCGTATAGGTCGAATCCAAAGTTGCTTGGCCAGTAGCGTAATTGACGCTCTTAACCCAAATTGCACTTCCTGCTGAGCTAGTTATAATATCGCCACCATTGAATAGTAGGGCCTGAGCCGGGACAGTGAACGTGAACAGGTTACCTGCCTGGGTACCGGCGATTGCAGTTTGCACGGCAGACCCAGAACGACAGCGTCCAGTCGAAGAATTCAAATTTTGCCAACCATCATTAGTCATCCCCTTTTGATACCAATTGGTTGTAGAGAGTGTGTTTTGGACTAATTGCGAACCGTTTGTAAGGCCGTCCGAGAAAATGGAACAACCGGAAAATGTAGCTTGGGATAGAAATGAGCCTAGGCTAAAATTGAAATTTACCTCAGACGGACCAGAACCCCAGACAGGATCACTGGTCTGATGATACCCGTTCCAATACTTGAAGTTTTGTAACTCTGTGTAATTAGCCTGGAAAGCACTATAATTTATCCCGTAATAGGAATTTTGGTGTATTTCTAGATTGTTTACAACATAGGACGCAACTATGGCGTAATTACCTCCACTGAAATAACAACCGCCAATGTCCACACATTGAAGACCGGAACCAAGGGATGAATTTAGGACAACACCAACAGTGGGATATACTTCATGATAGTTACCCCAATAATTTACGCCAGCAATATTATCAATATAGACCGGAGCCCCATCGAAATTGCATCCCTGTACCCTGAGATTGACGCCCTGTGCTGAATCACTAACATAAGTACTTCCAGTAGTCCCTACCCTCAAGGCATAGGCCGTGGCCCCATAACTGGTAGACGCGGAATCTGACTGCACATCAATTAAACTAACATCATTTACCTGGTTATAGGTGTCGTCATAGCTATAAACTAGTATGTTGTGGTCACCCTGGGGGTAGGCTCCAGATACCACTGTGACGTTAAAGGTTGAAATTTGCAGGTTGACGCTGAACCTAGTAGCCTTGCAGTTGTAGAGGGTTACACCTGGACATGGAGTATTGCCGCTGTATGTGGAGGTTGGGCCAACCAGAATGCCGACCGTCTTAGCCGCGGTATATGGGCTGGGGCGAACGTCTGTAGAATATACGTTCAACCCATAGATCCGAAGCTTCTGGCCATACACGTTATTGCAAATCTGCACAGCCACAGCAGAGTTGAACCCGGACGGGAACCCGGATTTTACGATCAATTGCCCATCGCAAACGCCACTCGATGCTATGATTAGATTGCCATTAATAAGATATCCGCTCGAAGTATATGGGATATACCAAGCTCTTTTCAGGGCGAACATCGCCACAAAAGCTGCGGTATCATCAGTTATACCATCTCCCACGGCTCCAAAATCCTTAACACTAAGGATATCAGCATTTTTACTATGCTGAGTCCTTGCTACTGCTCCAGTAAATGGCTGTAGGACACCAATTAAAGCATCTCCGTTTATTATATTAGTTGTATCTGATAAATCTCCTGGCAATGTTCCAAGGGGATAAGATAATGTTGAATTAAATCCTACAAGTCCCTGGCCTTGAGAAATAGTCGTAGAAGCAGCTAATCCAGCAGATATATTGGTGCTAATTGAAGAAATATTGTCCATGGGAAAATTAGCTTGTTGAACCCCATTAACATCCAATAAATTAATCTTATAGGCATTATTTCCTAACCACACAGAAGCAGTTCCAAAAGCATCAAGGATAACTGGATTAGGATTAGGTATAGTTAAGCTGCTATCAGTATAAGTTGCTTGTGGAGTTAATGTTCCTGCGGCATATGAGTATAGTTGTCCACCAGCTAAAGGGGAACCTGCTGTATTAAATGCTTGAAATCTGGGAAAGGTAAAGAGAGAAGCTGAAGGGTTAATTGTCATTATTATTCCTTAGTATAAGAACCACTGTGTAGATGAGTTAATATATATAAAACGATAAGGGGTATTTAAAACTATTGTAGAAGGTGCTCCAACAAAAGTAGCCCCACTAGAAATCCATGTAGCTGTTGTCACTGAACTGCCAAACTCTACTATAAATACCTGTCCATCTATCGAAGCACTAGCAGCTGGTAAAGTTGTTGCCATACTAGAAGCTGATGTAGTTATATATGTAAAATGGTTTGATATAGTGACAGAAGTAGCAGAACCATTGGCGATAATTGACAAGCCTGGAAAAGACGGATTATTTAAAGCATATCCAACTGTTCCTGAAGAATAAGATAAAGTCCCCTTATATCCTACCTCACCTGCTCCTTGTGTTGCTGAAGAAGTAGATAAGAGTGAAGTAGAAGTAACATAAGAAGTATTAAAGGGCTGTGTAAATTGAGCATGGGTTAAAGAAATACGAGTAACAGCTGATATAACACATTTGCCTGGATTACTATAGGTAGAATTAGTTAGCATTGTAATTTGATATACTGGGACAAAGCACAGGAGAGGAAATACTAAAGTTAGAGCAGTAACACTTTCAGCCTGTGCGGAAGCCAAAGTAGAGAAGGTAGATTGTCCTGGAATTAGGAATACTTGTTTAGGAGTAGTTGAATCGGCACCTAAAGAAGCAAATAAATAATAGTTAACATATTGACCGGAAGTTAAATCAGTCATTTGCCAAGTTCCACTATTATTCTGATTGTATTGTAAGTAGTTAGTTCCTCCATCATATATAAAGGGAAGAGCAGAAGAAGTAAAATTACCTAAGGGTCCAGTTCCAGTTAAATATGAGGTATAATAAGGACCACCAGAAGAGATAGCTTGAGAGACAACCTCAACATCAGCATCAATAGCAGTTCCAGAGGCTATTGTGAATTGTGTGGCAATTTGTGCTGGAACACCTAAACCATAATTAGCCACTGTAAAATCTGTTATACTCTTAACAAAAGTTCCTATAGCAAGATTTTGAGAGTTAACCCATTCAGCAGGACTTTGATAATGTTTTCTAGTTTCAAATAACCAATATTGAGAAGTTGAAGCATTATAATAAACAGCACCTACCGGAACTGTATTTAAGATATTATAATAAGTCATAGAAGCAGTTAAAACACCGGCAGAAGTAAAATAAAAATACCAGGAACCAGAAGTATTAGCATGAGTTACAGTTTGAGTAGTGTAATTGGCTAAAGTTCCATTTAACCAAAGTCTGAAAGAAGCAGAAGTAGGAGAAACAGTAAAGGTTTGAGTAGTTGGTGAGTAAGATATATTTATTTCATATATTAAATTAGTTGAGTCATAGTAGAATCCATTAAGAGGAATAGAGGAAAGACTAGCTGTTCCTTGTCCTACGTTGTCCTGTGGATAATGTGCTTGCTGGATACCTGAGGAGTTAATTAGATTAAAACGGTATAAAGCAGAAGATAAATAAAACACTGCCTGTCCATAGTTATCAAGGGTAATAGGATTTGGACATGGTGAAGTTAGGGCAGCATCATAGAAGGTGCTTAAAGGGGTATTAGTTCCTGAGGCATAGGTGTATAAAAAAGCACCAGCAGCAGGAAGACCAGTAGTGTTATCATTGGCTTGAAATAATTGAGGTTGTCCTATCACACTTGTCATATTTAGTATTCTTTCATCTCATTTTTAGTTTTATTTTTCTTAACCTTTTCAGGCAGTTTCTTACCCTTACTGGCCTTATTCCATTCCTCTACATTAACACCTTGCTTTTCTAATTTATCTCTATTAGCATTAAAAAACTTTTCTTGTTTACGTGATTTGTAAGGAATAGCACACCTCCAGAAAATTAGACACCCGGCTCAAATATTTCATAAGCATAAGTAGACAAATCGCTAGCCTGAGGAGTCCAATCAGCATTAGTTCCATTAGATACAAGAATATAGCCAGCCGGAACTTGGTTTTCGTTTGCTGAGGCCACTACCTGCATATTAAGAGGACTAGTCGTAGAAGGTATAGAATTTGTAACATAGGGCATTTAGTATACTCCTTTATAGTTTTTATTTTAATTGCCCATCCAAGCACTTATACTACCACTTGACAGACCTGATACTACACAGCGATAAAAATTATAATTGACACTTGTATTGACAACAAATTGAGCTACATTACCAGTTCCAGATGTAAAGGTTAAAGCACTTCCTACATTTGACCAATTCTGACCTGATATAGAACCTTGAAATTGAACAGTGGCAGCAGTGGTTGATAAAGAACCAACTGCTTCAAAGTGGGCTATTCCAGTATTTGATCGTGTTAAAATTCCAGGCATAGTAGAGTTAACAGAAGCAACCCCAAATAGTCTAGGAAGTATTAAATTATTCTCCATCATTTATAATCTCCTTGTTTATATTTATTACAGTCTTACTCTTCCTCTTGATTCAAATATCATACTTGAACCTTGTGAACCGGCATATATACTCTCATACTTTATACAGGGAATATCAGCATTTATATTATTTATGGCATTACGAGCAGCAAGGGCCTTTAAATGAAATTCAGGAGCCAGACTTCTCTCAAAATGAAATTCTAATAATTCTGCCAGGGAAAGTTTAAGAGCCATAGCATAACCAGGAGGAGCAAATACAGTATCTAATAAGCTAGATACTTTGTCTAATTGGTCCCACACCCATAATATACAATTGGCAGTATTTCCAGGAATAGGCCAAAAGCGTAAATTTCTATATCCATCAGCAGCATCATCATAAACCATTGTGGGCCATAAACTAGTTGTATTGTCTTGTGGAATTCCTGCCCAAACCTCTAATGAAACTTGTGGTATTTCTAATTTGACAGGTTGAGAAAGACCAGAAGGGTATTGTATTTCTACCTTATCTATCTTAACTGGTCTAGGTATATTCCAATTATAGTCTAAAGAAGAGATAGTATTAAAGTAATTAGTATTTGGAGAAACAAAGGAACATAAACCAGCATCAACTTGAGTAATGGGTATAGGGGCAGTCCAAGATATCTGATATTGATTTCCAGATAATATACTTGTAATAGTTGTATTAGGAGCAATACCAGGAGCAATAAGAACTTGTCCAGCTGTTATATTACCCGGAGTTCCTGATATTACAGTCATTATATTACCTAAAACATTACATACAAATCTATTAGTTGCTCCCACCTGATATGTTTGTATACCTGATTGAAAGGGAAAAACATAAGGAGTGGTTGAAAATACTGATAAATCTTGATTATCCCACTGATCTAATAAATCTATAAGACTCTGTAATCCCAATTGTAATTCAAAAGGAGTTAATGGTGAAGTAGTATCATATATTCCAAGGAAAGAGTAAGCTGCTAAAATTATATCCTGTGCCACCAACTTACCGGAAGGGGAGGCAATACCTGGAAAATTAGAGGATGAGGGCATATTTTATAGACCTTTTTTGGCAAATCTTAACTTTACTTTTAAATCAGCTATCTGGACATCTTTAATCTTACTTTCTTCTTCAAAATTAGCTACTATTAACTCTAATTTATCTATTTTAGCCAGTAATTTAGGATATTCTCTTTCTAATTCAGCAACAGTTTTTATTATAGGTTCGTGCCAAGGTGTTTCTTGCCACATTTCCTTATCTTTAATGCCATCTAGAAACTCCTGAGAAGGGCATTGAAAGGCTTCTGTGCTATGTCGTTTATATAAAAAAATAGGAAATTCCAAGAGTATACCTCACATATATTATATTATAACTAAAACAAAATAGCCCACTATTTCTAATGAGCCATTTTGAGTAATAATAGAGTGTATTAATAAGGTAAAGACTATGCGCCAATTAATCCAAGAGCTAGGAGAGCACTATTAATAGCCTGAACCTGAGCAACAAGAGCCTGGGCATTAGCAAGGGTAGAGAACCCAAAAGGAGTTGTTGAAGTTAAGCCAGAGTAAGCAGTGGCAGGAAGAGGAGCAAAGCCTGGATTCTGTAGGATTACACTGTTCTGGGCAATAGCAGAAGGGATTACTTCAGCATTCTGATAAATAGTCACAGATTCAGTTGAAACAGTTCCAGTAGCAGCACTCATCAGATAAGTGCTAGAAAGAGCACCAAGAGTTCCTGATATAAGACTAACTACTTGAAGACCAGTTGCGGGTAGACCAGCACCAGTAACTACCTGACCAATAGAAAAGGCAGTTCCACCAGTAGGAGCAGTAGTAATGGTCATAACACCAATACCAGCACTGTTGTTAGCAAAAGAGGCAGAAGCACCAGTAGGACCGGCAACAAGGGTAGCAGGACCGGAGGCAAGATAAACAGCACCAACAGTATTAGCTACTCCAGTGCCAACAGGAGAGGCTTGTAGAGTTCCGTAAGAGGCATAGTTTACTCCACCAACAGAAGCAATAGTGTAATACTGATTAGCTACCATGACAGAAGCAAGCTGAGTACCACCTAGGAAGAAAGTAATTGGGTCATTAGCATTTGCTCCAAGGGAACCACCAGATGATAAAACAGTGGTAAGTGGAGAAATGGTTACTGAAGGGGTATTAGTTGTAGTAGGCATATTTTATTTTTCCTTTATATCTAATTTTAATTATTCTACAACAATTGTAGCAAAACCCTGTCGTAGAGGAGCAGCATTATAAAGTGCGTCAAGTCTAAATAAGATTTTATGATTATAACCATCAATCCAGAATAGTGTAGAACAACGAAGACCAGTCTGAGGATCTTTCATACGAGCGGCAAACTTATTACCACCAGCAACACCACCAAGATTTGAGGTATCAATTAGGTCAGCCATACAGAAAGCAATGGCATCTTCGTGGAATACTAGACTTTCACGAGCAATCTGACCAGTTCCGGCAGTTAATTCTGAGGCAGTTGTAAAACCCCAAGGATTTAAATTAGCACCAGTAATAGGAAGAGCATTAATATTCTGAAGAGGACCAGTTAAATGGAAGGCTGGAGAGAAGGTAACAACTGAGCCAGTCTGTGATTCAACTACAAAATGTTTAAGTTCTGACTGAGTTGCCTTACCCATGGGAGTAACAGCTGATACACCATTGAGAGTAAAGTGTTCACCAGGAGCAAAAGCACCAGTCATGCCAGAAACTGTGATAGTATTTCCGCCATCAGAAGCACCTGAGGAATACAGAATAGTTCCTGACCATGTCCCAAGAGTTAGAGCCTGAGCATTAGCAGTCTGACAATAATCAATACCGGCTACATGACCAATACTACCATTACGCCACCGAGTTGATCCATCTGACTGAGGGTTAAACACAGTAGAAATACCCTGCCACACATTAGCATTAGTATGTGGATTAAGAGCCACTGAAATCTTATCATCAGTAAATACGGAAGCCTGAGTCTGCATAACAGCATATGCATCCATTATATTCTGTGAGTTAGTTAGTGGAGTTCCTGGTTTTCCTATGAACTGATTAAAACCACCACCTTGAACACCTGGATTAATAGCCTGCCAGCAAACATAATCCATATTCTGATAGAGAGTCTTTGCCATTGGATCTACAATGTTACTATAAAATTCATCAACATTTAAGGTCTGATCAGCTACAGTAACTTCGTAATCAACACCTAACTGTAGGAGACTTACGGGAGTAAAATAGTCAGCATATGCACTAGGAGCAGCAGTAGAACCTGTACGAAGACTTGGGAACCACGGAGCTCTAATATTTAAAGTTGTACCAATCTTACCACCATCAGGGCCACCATTACTAGCAGCAAAAGAACCTGCAAAGTCTCCATCCCATCTACGAGCTACACGAGAGACCATTACTAGATTATTTTTAACTTGCTTCAGGGCCTTAGCGGTTATGAAGGCCTGATTGTTGTAAACGCTTGTAAGTGCCACTTTATATTTCCTTTATAAAAGTTTGTTATATTATTTCTTATATTTAATAGGCAGTAAAGCCATAATTTTTAACCTGAACAGTAGTATTAGCTTTATTAGATTTTACCGGATTTGGCGGAGTTGGCAATACTTTCTTAATTTTTGTATTTACTTCTTTACTTATTTCCTTACTTTCTTTATTCTCTTTGATTTCGTTTTCCAATTTAGCCTCAATTCTACCAATAGTAACAGCAGTTTTTATAGGGTCCATTTGTGTTATCTTAATTGCTTCATCAGAATTAGCTAAGAGGTAATGCCAAAGTTCGCCAGGAATAGGTGAATCATATACTAATTTTGCCATCATTGGAGAAGCTGTTTTAATACCAGAAGCAACTCTTTCCGCATCCATTTCTAATAATTCAGTGGTATCTTCATATTTTTTTATTATTTCTTTTTGAATTTCCTGAAAATTATTTATCTTTTTTTGCTTATCCCTCTGATATAACTTGGCATCAACTCTAAAATCAATATCATTTTCGCCATTAGCATAATTTAAAGGATTTGGAGCATCAAGGTCAATAAATGTTTCTTGAGTTACTGGTTGTCTTGCTTGATTACGAGTGGCTTCCAGTTGTCCTTTTAGTCTTTCTCGTTCTCTTACTAACTTTGCTATCTGTTTTTCGGCTTTTGTATCACGATGAGTAACTTTAGAAGGTGTTTCTTTTACTTCTACTTCTTTATCAGTTTCCTCTTCTGAAAGGGCCTTATTTTCTGCCTCTTCTTCGGTTTCTATTTCATTTTCTACTTCTTCAGTTGTTTCTATTTCTTCTTCTGATGCTTCTGTTTCTTGAGCTTCTTGTTCTTGTTCTTGTTCTACTTCTTTTTCTTTAACTGGAGGCTTTACTACATTCTCCTCTTGTTTTCCAGTTAGTAGAACCTTATTAAAATCTTCAATATCTAACATTGCATCTTTCTCAGGGGTCATATCTTTTCTCTCCACATGATAAATAAGGTATCAAGTCCTATAAGTATGAGGATTAATGAGACTCAAAGGCTCTTTTAATATATTATAACAGATTTATTGTCCTTGTTGGTTTTGTGCCTGTCCTTGTTGAGTTTGCTGTCCCTGTTGCTCTTGTGGTGTCATAGCATTTTGAGCCATAGTCTGTGTTATATCCATGGCAGTTTGATGTTCTCTAGCACCAGTATCTAATATGTGCTGATGAACCTGCTGTAAAAGGGCCTTACTATGATCTGAAGCGGCTTTTATTTCAGCAATTTCAGCCTTAAAAGCAGTTAAAGAACCCTCATGCTGCATATCTCTCTGCTGTTTTACTAACTCTGTCTGATTTTCTAGAGTGGCAATCTTAAACTTCATTGCCTCCTTATCAGCTAATTGAGTTTCGTTTTGTAGGGTTTGAGTAAGTTGCTGAATAAGACCATGAGCCTTTGTCAATTCTTGTTGTAGCATTTGAGGATTATTTTTCTGTTGGTCTTGGCTTTGTAGGGCAGGTGGTAATAGTTTCTCTAATCTTTCTTTAATATCTTTACTTTCTGGGAAGTCCATTAAGCCCACAATCTTATCCAGGACAAATTGCATACTATTAGGAGAATACTGAACTAGCTCAACAAGGAATGACATATTTTCAGCACGTCTAGTAGCAAATGATGGGCCAGAAGAAACAGCTACATCATATTCCCCTGTAGTAATATCAAATACCTTCTGAACTCCTTCTTGTGTCATTTCATCATCTGTATCACCTTGGCCATTAATCTTAACCAACTGATGCTTATCATCCAATCCTATTATTCTTATTACTCTCTCTTCTGTATATACTTTTCTAATCAAATCTAGCAGCTGAGTTCCTATAATTGCTATGGCCCGTGATAAGTTGTCGGAGTAGTTATAATGAGCTATATTGCCGGCCTGTTGTAGAGCTTTAATAGCAACTCCACTCTGGTCATTAGCCATCTTCTCACCTAATGTTGGGTCATATATAGCATTACTGGCCTTGATATCATTCTCTAGGACCTGTAAAGCCTGTAACATACCCTGAATAGGAGGTTCAGCGGTCATTCTTGAGGGAGCAGGAAGAAACTCACCAGGACCCATGCCTTCTATCTTTGTATTATAGGGCAAGTAAGGCAAGTCAAGTAGGTTAACATTAGCCCAGTATTCTTTAAATTCCTCTATGGCACCAGCAGGAACAATCCAAGGATTTTTAGGAGAACGAGCAATCTGTTCTAAAATAACAGTCTGAATAGTGTTTAACATTACTTGACTTTCCTTGGTATTATGGACCAACCCAGAGAAAACACGGGAACCATTATCAAGTAACACATCACCAAATACAGGAATAATTGGAATAGATGAACCAACCCATTCAGTCTCTTCTAATATCTCAGCTGGGGAATCAATACCACAAGCCAGTTTGTACCATTTTACAGTTTGTCTAGTTGCTGCCCTACTCTGAACAATTCTTTTAATCTCCCCTTCTGAACAATCTGCCTTATCTTTTACAATTCCATTCTTTAATCTGACTAGGGTATATTTCTCATATTCCTTTACGAAGTATTCACAGATTATAGTAGTCTTCTTATCATTATCAAACCATTCTGGAAATCGAGAAGCAACAGGATACCACTCATTATGTTGTATATTGCTTAATTGAGATTTTGGAAAGGATAATTTAAAGTCATCATAGGTCATCGGTTCTACTATAAAGGCATACTCTATATCAGAACCATCTATTGTTTTAAAGGAGGGGTCAATATAAACTAGAAAAGGATTAGGAACAGCAGATATTACTATTTTTTGAGAAAACGAATCCTTCTCATATTCCAGATTGAGCCTGATAAAACCTAAGCCACCCTGAACAGCAAATTCGTTAGCAGTATCATAAGCTAGATTTGCCTTGCTCTGATATTCGATGTGTCTGATAATACCCTGTAAGACATTGGCAACTTCTTCATCAGCCTCATCATTAACAGCAGAAACTAAAACAGCAGGCCTATTATCTCTCTGGGCATTAACTATACTCTTAACCTGGGCATTAATACGGTCAGAAGCAATAGTGGGCTTACCAACTCTTTCAGCCCTTTCACCATCTGGCCATTGGTTATCAGAATTTAGAAAGGAGACATCAGATATGGCTTGTTTATAATTCTTATCCCATGCTTCTACTGTCTTTCTAAATCTTTCTTTAATACCATCTAGGAGTGGCAGACCTTCTAATTCTTCACCATTGTCATTTATCATAGTGTCTATCTTCCTTTTTCCTTTATTTCTATTTCTATTTCTATTTCTATTTCTATTTCTATTTCTATTTCTATTTCTATTTCTATTTCTATTTCTATTTCTATTTCTTATTCCTTAATATTATAACTATATATCCCTATAAGTTTTTATTCCCACGTAAAGCACTATATCCTTGTTGTAATCTATAAGCTTCGGGAACATTTCTCTTTGAAGAAATAGGTCTTCCATATTGGTCACATAGTATACTTCCTATATCTGGTCCACTTCTACCTGACATCTTATAATTTCTGATAATAGGAGTAATGGCATATCGTAGAGCATCAATACAGTCACTATGCTTGTCTACTATTACAGGCAGCACATTACCAGTTTTCTTATCAACCTTATAGGAGTAATTCTTTAAGTCATGTAAAGTTCTTTGACACCTAGGATGAACCACAATCTTATTAAATCCTCGAAGCCTTGATATACCATCCTCTATACTTCCAGGCCCCTTAGGAGATGGTAAGGCCCTAGGAAAGCCATGTAAACGAAGATAGGAAATAGTCTCTGGTCTTGAGGAGTCAACATATATAATATGAGAGGAAGAACCAGGAATAGTATTAAAAGCATCAGGCATCAAATCTAAATCTAAATGGTCCTGATATAACTCATGTTCTATATACAATCTATCCTCATATACCCAGGCTTTAATTAATACTGTAGGGTCTATACTATATCCTAAATCACAACCATAAAGAGGAGACCAAGTTTCAGGGTCAATAAAAGGAGTAAAATCTTTAACTATAAACTTATTCTTAAATACAGATGCTTCACTATGATTAACTGGCCTACCTTCCCACTCATGTAAATATTTTTCAAAGTCAGTAGAAGCCATCCATTGCATTTGCTTCATTGCTTCATCACTAAACCAAGGATTATCCCAATACTCCATTTCAATAACTATACTATTCTCTGGAGGTTCTTGACATATAAAGAGTTGAGATATTGGATCTTCATCTAAATCTCTATTCAGGGTAAAATAGAGTTCAGCATTTTTGGCACGTATAGTAGGGTCCAGCTTATCCCAAGTTCTCCAAGACATACTGCTAGCTTCTTCAAACCACAGAATATCAGGAGAGTTCATACTTTTGATACCCATAATAACATCATCACTTAAGCCAGAAAAAATAAATTCAGAACCCCACTTATTTTTAATGGAGGTATCAGTTATCTCAAAATAAGGAGAAAGCCCCATCAACTCTATTATTTCTTTAATCTTACTATGAACACTTTGTTTAATTGCTACTTGAGTTTCACGAGCACATAAGATACGTAACTTTTTCTGACAAGATTTAACAACAAGAATTCTAGCTATACTCTCTGTTTTAGCTGACCACCTACCGCCCCAAAGAACCCTATAACGAGCATCAGTATTTAAGAGAGGTATAACTTTTTTTGGCAAGACTAGATTAAGAGTAGGAGCAGGTAGAGAAGGAGGGGGTGGAGGTAATAAAGCAGAAGACAAAGAAGACAAGGAAGAGGGGGATATAGAAGAGGATTTAGAGGGGGATTTAGAGGGGGATTTAGAGGGGGATTTAGAG